GGGGTTCTGATATATCATTACTGAAATCTATTGTTACTGAATCCAAAGTGTTCGGGTCTTGTTTAATGTTAAATAATATTTTTATTCTAATTTCATTGACTCCAATGTCTGTTGTATTATCTCTATTTAAAACTTCTATGTTTCTTATTTCAACAAAAGGTAACCAAAATTCAAACTTATCTAATATTACATCCTGTATACCAATTAAATTTTCATTTGTAATATGTTCAAATAGTAATCTTCTTAAACCTATTCCTAAATTTGGTTGAAAGAATCTTTCACCTTCTTCAGTTTGTAATAGATTTCTTATATTATTTTTAACAGCTTCAATGGTTGTTGAAGTTGATGCAAAAAATCCATCTAAATCATCACCTCTACGAATTGGTAAATCAATACCAATTTTAACATTAGTATCATTATCTTGAATGAATGGTTTTCTTGATGTATCTTTCATAGCCATTATAGTAGTTCCTCAATGTCTTCTTTAATTAATTTTACAGTTGTAAATTCTCTTTGTCCATCTTCATCTGTAACATCAAACTCTTCTTGTGAATCAGGGTCTTCACCAATAAATACATAACCCGTTGATTCCAAACCACCTCTTTCATTATCAGAATCACCTTTACCTAAATCCAATCCAACTAAATCAGCTCCACCTGCTAATAAAGGTGTTATGGCTTTTTCCAACTCAGATTCTAAACTATTTACAATTTGAGAAATAGCAGGTATTGGTAACTTTTTCAATGCACTTAAAATAGGAGCTTTATCACCCAATAAAGTTTCTAATTTTATATTTACAATCTGGTCTGGTGTTTTTAATTTTTCAACAACAACAGGAGCATTTAATTGAGTGATTCTAAATTCAGCCTGTGTTAAAAATTTAACAATAGCGTCCTTAGTATATTCAGCCTCTCTTTCAATAAAAGAGCCATTGGAAGTATCAAGAGGTATTTTTGCCCCACTATCCCTAGCAGCTTTTACTTTAGCATCAATTAAGTCCTGTTTTAATCCCATTATTATCTTCCAAGTTTGTTTTTAGATTTTTCCATTGACTTTTCCAACACTTCACTATAATCTTTATTTAAGAATTGTGACATTGGGTCACTTGAAGGAACTTGTTGTGTTCCACGCATCATATCACCATAGTTTTTTCCAACCAATTCATTCATTCTATCTGAAGTATATTGTCCATCACCCATTGTTTTCCATCCATCATCTTGAGCTGTTTCATTCAACACATCATTCAATACTGAATTACTTGTGTATGATTTTTTTTCAGTTACTTTTTTTCTTGGTTTTGGTTGAGATTGAGTTGGTTGTTTTAATTCAGTTATTACTTCCTTGATTGCAACAGCAACTTCTTCTCTAACTATTTGTCTAATTATAGTTTTTATATTTGTTTTCTTTTTCATAACTATCCCTGTTCTATTTTATGTTTTGTACTTATAATATCATCAATTAAACCTTTAACATTTGATATATCTTTTTGTATTACTGGTAATGGTGATTGATTACCTAATTGTGTTAGTATTTGAATAGATGGTATTAAATCTACAATAGCGTTTAAAGCTTTTTGTAATTTTTCACCTAACACCATAGATTCCATAGTAGATTTATTTGGATTACCTATGTTAACATTATCAGATAAAACATTTAAACTTGTTGATGCATTTATCGATAAATGTCTACCACTACCAATGTAAATATCTTTAATAGATGATACAAAAATATCATCAAGTTTTGAATTTAAAGTTATTCTATCCGAGTTAAATAATATTTGATTTGTATCATATCCATAAATGGTATCTTGAATATCAGCACCATTGTTTAAATCTGAATGTATAGTTCCAATTGGATAATTATTATTTTCATTACCATCGGATGATAACGTAAATCCAAATACACTTTCTTCATTATTAACATCATAATAACTTGGAAAGTGTTGAGCTAATGTTCCATTTGATGTTATTGTTATTAAACTACCATCACTTAAACTTTCTAAAACATTAGAATCACCTCTTTTATTTGAAATAAAAATATATGGATTATTACTTCTACTACCAACACGAACACTATTTCCATGTCTACCCTCTATTAAATAATCACCAGTAACTTCATTAACCACTTTACCATAATCCAAATCTTCATTTCTAAGTTTCTGTAATCTTTTAAATAGAGCTTCTTTATTAAAATTTAAACTCTCTCCCCTTTGACCTCGTTGAGTATTTTTCTGTATATCTTTACTCTGTATTGTTAGTTCTTTTCTGTAATTTAAATCATCATTCCAAGTAGGACTATTATTAATAGTATTCAATGGTCCTAAATAATAATTTATTTTACCAATTGTACAAAGTAATACAGGGTCACCTTTCGTTGGAACATCTCCATGATTTCTTAATAATGGAAAATATCTATTATCTTCACTAAAAGATTGTTGTCTTTTTTTACCAAGATTGGTTGATACATGAGACACAGCGTATATGGAATTTATAGTCTGTTCACCTTTAAACCCTAAAGATTGTTGAGAGTGTATTACCTCAGCACAATAACCAGGTACGAATTGTAAATATACAGGCACAGAATATTCTTTACCAGCAAATCCTTTTACTTTTTGTCCTGAAAATGTTGTAAATGTTGAACTCATTTAACTCTCCGAAAAACCTTTTTGAATTGTTGTATCTTTTATGTTTTCAATTCTTTGACTTTCTTTTTCCAAATCAGCTACAGTATCTTGAAGTGTTCCCATTAATTCAGCCTTTTCCTCATCACTTAATAACATTGATTCATCAGATTCACCTTGTGATTTAGAAATAATTCTTTGCAATACACCAGCTAGTTTTACCAAGTGTTCATCATTACGAACAGCAGTATCCATATATTCTTTTATAATAGGTGCTACCAATACCACATCATCAATGGTTGTAATGAATCCGTGTATTTCTGATATTAACAAATCTATTTGAACTTTACGTTTTGTTGTGTTTTCGTAAATATCTTTTGTTAAATCTTGGAAAGTTTTACCTTCAAATATTTCTTTTTCTTCTGACATATTATCTCCTATGGATAGACTTATTCATATATAAATATTAAATTTGTAAGAAATTGTATGAAATAAAAAACCCTCATTTAAGAGGGTTTAGTATTTTTAAAAGAATGAACCCGAATGATTAAAAATAATTGAACCTTTTTTGTGATAGGTATTTAATAGTTTTTTATAGTGTTTTTTTAACACATTAACTACTGAAGTTATATGAGCTGTTTCGACATCCGTCATTTCTCTAATCAAAATATAAATAGCTTTTTTGTTAAAGTTTTCAATATCTTCTCGTTGTTTCATTAAGTCAATAATAGCATATCCGATTCTTAAATCTCTGTCTTTTTTAAATATAGTATTCATATTAGAATCAAAGTATTCAATAATTTCATTTGTTAATGTTAACATATCAGATTGGTTAGAAATATCTTTACTTCTGTGTCTATCCAATACATCCATTCCATCGTGAGTTTTTAGTTTTTTATAATTATTGTTATTATGAAGAATTAGATAATTTTTAGCAACAACTGAAAAATAACTAAATGCCTTTGAACCTTTTGTGTGGTCATATTTATGCATATTCATTACCATAAATGCAACAACTTCGTGTTTAACATCTTGAAATGGGTCATCAAAATAAGTAAATTTAAATGTATTGATTATGTTTTCAGCTAACTTATCAAAAGCCGCATGTATCCGTGTCCCATAAATTATATTTTTTTCACTACTTTGTTCAGTTGAATTATATTCTATAATTGCATCTTGAACTTCTTTTCCAAAATATACTTTTCTTTTAGCTTTCTTTTTTGGCATCTGTTATCTCCTCTTCAAATATTCCATCAAGGGATAATTGAATTTGTTTTAATTGTTCAAAGAAAAAACCAGTTTCATCATCTGATTCATAATGTCCTTTAGCGTCAACAAGTTTCATCTTATCTGTTGAGAATTTTATCACTTGTTGTATTTCTAAAATCAATTCTTCATATTGTGTTATTCTTCGTAAAGAGTAATACACCAATGTAGATGTAAAGATACTAATTATCTCCTTCCTCTC